AACACAAATACAGCACCGGGTTGATGAAACCCATGGCGCTGCAATGCAGACACACAAATGCTCCAGAACACTAAACTCTGGACAGGAAACGTGGTTGCGTTCCCCATCGGAGCGTAGCTTGAAAGCATCGCCTTGACCTTGGTCTTAGACCCAGGCCAGAGCGTTACCGTTTCTTGAGCACGACAACACCCGAAGTACTTGTACTTTCTCCCAAAGAGAATCTGTACAAGTGGCTCCGAGATACGATCAGATGCCTCCTTCATGTCGAGCGTGGCATAACGCCGCGACCTACTTGAAAGGAGAGCTATCCGACCGTTTATTGACTGATCGTCGAAGTGCACGTGGTTTTTAGGCCACGGCCCAATCGACCTGCGTTCGAGCGAGATAGCTCGCTCGAGCTCGCGTCTAAGCCCCTGCTGTATCCATATGGCTTCAGCAGGATGGACACAAATCAGTCTAGGCCCACGACTGTCCTTTGGGACAGCAATGAGCTTGCACTGAATAATGTCCTGATGCAATAGTGCATCATAGTGTTCCAGACTGTCTCTATTAAAGTACAGAGACATCCAGTCACTATACGGGTACAGGCATTCTATTGTAGAATACCTGTGCATCCACTTCTCTTTAGAAGTGGTAACTGCACCAGGTCCGTGAGAAGGTTTTAAGGCCTTTTCTCGAAACCGATACAGAACCGATTGGCAGTGTGCGCGAGCGCGATCAAGGCCCGCTGGACTTGACCTACTGAGGTCTTGTCCAAAACGAGCAGTGTCGCTATTAGTAGCAAAGAAGGCGTTAAACGCCTTCTGGGTCGTCGAGTTGTCATGTGTGACTGAGGCTTTATAGCAGAACAGAAGAAGCTGCCGCAGATATCGCATCAATATCGGATCCACTAAGGACCCGAGTGCGAGCCTCCGCAGCCAGACTGGAAAAGTATCGATTGGGGGATTTCTCCCTTGCTCGACTGAATCCAGTATTAACTTCTCTAGCTTAGGCGCCTCTATGAGACACCATTGTAGCCCTTCATAAGATCCTCGTATTTCAGAGAATCCAGTGAGACGAGCAACATCTGCTAGCAGGCTAACGTATGTGTGTTCTATAACATGCATATCTATTGGGTAATCCAACTAGCCTTTCTGTTAGTTTCAACCAACCAGAGTATGTGGCAAAGAGCCGCTACTTCTGGCCAGCCAGCACGTTCGCCGTAAAATCGGCATCGGCAACTACAGCCTTGAGGGTAGCGACGACAGCGTCGATATCCCCTTGAACTGCAGTCTCCGGTACCGCGAATGTCACGAGTCCAGAAGTAATGATTTTCTGGAGCGAGGCATCAATAGTATGGCGATCCACTCGATAATTGATCCGTTGTTCTGGGACTTTCGTCTTCGAATTAACGGTCGTCATCGACTGGATGATCAGATCATCCGGGGTATTTATACCACGGGTGATCGACCTACGGGATGACTTATTTTCTAAGTCATATTGCTTTTTAAAAGCAATGCTGTTGAACGTCAGATCGGCATTCATGTCAGTTGGATAATTATATATCGATGGCAGAGTAGGCCAAGAATTAAATCCTTGGCTTTGTTATTTGGTCATCATCAACACTTATTCTCCGCGCGTGGACTTACGTCCCCGTTTGGAGTCTTTTGTGCGACTAGCGACCAACTGGCGGGCTTTCCGAATGTCGCGAGCTTTTTTAAGAACTCGCTTCAGTTCGGGCAGCTTTGACGCGACACAGTAATTGTGTCCCGTCGCTAGGATGGAGTGGTACCCGTACGCTACCGTATTGTCAAAGATATGAGTCGGTTTTTCCGACGCATTCAAGGCATCACAGTATCGTTCGAGTCTTACACTAAGCTCTTCATGGCACAGCTTCCCCGCGACCATGTGGTCGAGAATGAAGCAAACCATGTCGAACTCTTCGATAGTCAAGTCTCTACGGCAGAAGCGAATAATAAATTTCGCAGCTGCAATAGTAACTGATGATGAACTGTTGTTTGTATTGGCCATATGACCTTTATAAACTAACGCTACCCTGACAGATTCGCTATCAAGGAGCCTATCTTAATTTTGATAGGGCTTGAGAGATCAACGCAACAGAGATGTTGAGCTGATTCTTTCCGAATCTGGGCTTCCACTGAGGCATTGTGCCTTCAGAGGAAGCCAAGGACCTCTCGTAGAGCTTATACTCTTCATAACCTATGAGACCTGCAAATAGGACCGTCGCATCACAAGGATTTCTCCTAATGAGCTTCGTTTCCGTACTGCAGTTGTAGCCAAATGACCGAGTGAAAGACAAAATCTTGTAGGGTTCAAAACCTATAGATCTGTCAAGCGCTCGAATCACTCCGCGCATATCAACCATCCAATCGACAACAAAGGAGAATTTTATTCTCTCCCAAGCTAGATCAAATGGCGACGTGGCGAACCGACGCATGAATAAATCAAGGGTATTAAATAAATCACCCTCGAACTTCACCGTCGGCTTAACTACCAAGACGTAACGCACCTCTGGTTCGGCTAAAAGCCGACCATAGGCGCCATACTCCCAATAAGGAACCCCATTCAGATAGTCTGGGGCGGGAGCTGGGCTAGTGAAGGTCATAGGAACTTTAGCAGCGATGCTAAAGCGACTAGAATCTCCATTAGCGTGACGTTTAAGCGATTGAGCAACCTGAGGTACAAACTTTTGGATTGCCTCCAAATCCTGGATGATTGGCTTTACGCCAAACTTCCAAGCAAGGAAGGATCCACTAGCTGTACGCATAACCTTCCGAATCGAGCTCCAG